TAATTCACTTGCAATGGGTTCTGGAGTGTGCTAGAGACTCTAAAGGGTACTTTAGCGACTCACACTTTCAACACTTTGTCAACAGTTTTCCTCAAGTTTTTCTCTTGACTTCTCAAGTAAACTATGGTACCGACAACCCCAAGGCCTACCATAGAATGCCTGAGAATGCAAGTGACTTATTCTCATGTTGTCTTGAGTAATTTTCACTTGACTTTTGCATGGGCCTGGGGTAAACTTGAGGGCCGGGGGAGGGCTGACGCTCTGTTGTATTATTATAGTACCCACTGACATACAAAATAAGCCAAAATTAGGTTAAATTGACCAATAGTTAGTACCCACTAACCTCTTGTATCCAAAAGAAAACTTAAATTTACCAAAAGACCACTAAAAGGAGTGATTTATTTGTTAATAATACAAAATAATCCTTGACTTTTAGACAAAAGTATGCTATAATCAAAAAGTATTCTTAGGAACTAAGGTAAATACTTTATGGATCAACCTAAAAGAAAAAGAGGTAGGCCAAAGAAAGGAGAAGTAGTCGCTAAAACCGCTGGGAACAGAGGTAAAGTTGGGCGTCCTAAAGGTGACGCTAGTATTATTAATGAATATAAAGCTAGAATGCTTGCTTCACCTAAATCTAACAAGGTTCTGGATAGTATCTTTAATGCTGCTTTAGATGATGAACATAAAAATCAAGCAGCAGCATGGAAACTTGTCATGGATAGGATGCTGCCATTGAGTTATTTTGAAAAGGATTCTGCTAATGGTAGACAGTCTGTGTCGATTACTATCTCAGGTGTTGGGCAAGTCGCCACAAGTATCTCTGACCCAAGTGAAGACAATGCAATCGAAGGAGAATTCACAGAAAGTGGAATATAAATACTTCAAGATAGAAGACTTTGATTGTCAAGAGACTGGTGAGAATAAGATAGACCCTGAGTTTGTCAGGAAACTGGATGAGCTAAGGGAAGCCTGTGGTTTTCCTTTTGTAATCACCAGTGGATATAGGTCGCCTACGCACTCCATAGAATCTGCGAAGGCTAGACCGGGTACACATAGTCAGGGAATAGCTGCTGACATTAGAGTCAATGGTGGCGCTCAGCGTCATAAGATTATTAAGGCTGCTATGATTATGGGATTTAACGGTATAGGTGTCGCTAAGACATTTGTGCATGTGGACACTAGAGACTCTGAGTCTGTTGTGTGGTCTTACTAATGGGTTATGGGAACTTTAAGGATTTAACAAGGAAAAACTAATGCCTGCACCAGCGATAATAGCAACAATACTTAGATTCATAGCACAGAAAGGTGTCCAAAAAGCCACTAAAGAGTTTGGTAAAAAAGCTGTAGATGAAGCTAAAAAACACGCTAAGGATTTAACTACTAAGCCTACTTCTGGACAGAAAAAAATTGCTCCTGTCACAAAAAGCCAAAGGGCTACTAGAGACACTGGAAGAAAAGCATTAGGCGCGGGAGCAGTAGTAGGTTACGCTTTAGGTAAAGCAGGCAGCAACGGGAACGGTACTAAAGACAAGCCAAAGCCTAAAGCTAAGACTCAACCACGGGCTAAAGATGGTCGTGTTAAGGCTGCTGACTATCCTACTTATAGAAAGACTACTGAATCAGCTAAGTCATTTAGAGAAGCACAACGAGCAGCTAAACGTAAAGGGAATAAAACATTTACTTGGGAAGGTAGACGTTATAATACTACTGAAAAGTAATGACTGACCTTAACATAGAACTGATACCTTGGCAACAAGATGTATGGGTAGATGAAGCTAGGTTTCAGGTTGTTGTCGCTGGAAGACGTACAGGCAAGTCGAGACTAGCGGCTTGGAAACTTATTATCAGGGCATTAGAGTCCGGTAAAGGGCATGTCTTCTATGTTGCACCCACGCAGGGACAAGCTAGAGACATCATGTGGCAGACACTGCTTGAGCTAGGAGCGCCAGTAGTAGTCTCAAGCCACATTAACAATTTACAGATTAAGCTAATCAACGGTGCCACTATATCGTTGAAGGGCGCAGACAGACCAGAGACTATGCGTGGTGTGTCTTTGAAGTATGTAGTTCTGGACGAATACGCAGACATGAAGCCTGAAGTATTTGAGCAGATTCTTAGGCCAGCCTTAGCTGACCAAAAGGGAGATGCGTTGTTCATAGGTACACCAATGGGGCGTAATCACTTTTATGAGTTGTACCAGTACGCTTTATTAGGTGATGACCCATTGTACAAAGCATGGCACTTTACAAGCTATGACAATCCTCTAATAGACCCAGAGGAGATTAAAGTAGCTGAAAAGAGTATGTCGAGCTATTCGTTTAGACAGGAGTTTTTGGCGTCCTTTGAAGCCATAGGCTCTGAGATGTTTAAGGAGGAATGGGTTAAGTTCGGTGAGTCTCCAGATGAAGGTGACTACTACGTAGCTATTGACTTAGCTGGTTTTGAGGAAGTTAATAAACAGCGTACTAAGAACGCTCAATTAGACGAGACAGCCATAGTAGTAACTAGGGTCAACGACAACGGACATTGGCATGTGGAAAACATAATACATGGACGTTGGGAATTAGGTGACACAGCCAGAAAGATCTTTGAGGTTGTCAGAGACTACAGGCCAGTTGGGATAGGTATAGAGAAAGGTATCGCTAGACAGGCAGTTATGTCTCCATTAACGGACATGATGAAACGATACGGCATGTTCTTTAGGGTTGATGAGCTGACCCACGGGAACAAAAAGAAGACCGATAGGGTCATGTGGGCGCTACAGGGCAGGTTTGAAAATGGGTTTATAACCCTAAGCAAAGGAGCGTGGAACAGTAGGTTTCTTGACCAGTTGTTTCAATTTCCTGACAAACTGACACATGATGACCTTGTAGACGCATTAGCTTACATAGACCAGTTGGCTAAGGTAGCGTATACATACGATTTTGAAATAGATGACCATGAGGTGTTGGACGAACTTACGGGGTACTAATGGCTACAAAAAAACCTAAATCAAAAGTAAATGAAGCTGGAAACTATACAAAGCCCACTATGCGTAAAAACTTATTCAACAAGATTAAGGCAGGTGGCAAAGGTGGAAAACCCGGCCAGTGGTCGGCCCGTAAAGCCCAGATGCTTGCCAAAGAGTATAAAGCCAAGGGTGGTGGTTACAAATGAGTAACCTAAAGAAACCACAGAAGTCCCTAAAAAAGTGGACAAAGCAAAAGTGGAGAACAAAGTCAGGTAAGCCCAGCACTCAAGGCTCAAAAGCCACAGGAGAGCGTTACTTGCCTGAGAAAGCTATAAAGTCATTGTCTTCCAAAGAGTACGCTGCGACAACACGAAAGAAAAGAAAAGACACAGCAGCGGGGAAACAGCATAGCTCTCAACCTAAAAAGATAGCTAAGAAAACAAAAAAATCACGTAAGGTATAACTATGGAATACGGTGACAATGACACTCTTGCTACTGAGCAGCGTGTTGAAGATTGGGTAATAGATAAATGCAACACTTGGCGTGACCATTACGAAGCTAACTACGCAGCCAAGTACGAAGAATACTATAGACTCTGGCGTGGTATCTGGGCATCACAGGACTCAGACCGCGAGAGTGAACGAAGCCGTATAATTAGTCCTGCATTGCAGCAGGCTGTAGAATCTAGTGTTGCTGAGATTGAGGAAGCCACGTTTGGTCGTGGGACTTACTTTACAATCTCTGATGACATGGATGACCAAGATAGTCAGGATATTGTATACCTGAGAACCAAACTCCACGCTGACTTTGAAAAAACAAAGCTAAGACAGTCTGTAGGAGAGTGCCTTATCAACTCAGCCGTATTCGGCACAGGAGTTGCAGAGGTAGTGCTTGAGGAAGTCAAAGAGATGGCACCCGCTACTCAGCCCATCATGGGTGGTGAGTTGACAGCAGTAGGCGTTAATGTGACTGACCGTACAGTGGTCAAACTGCGACCCGTCCTTCCTCAAAACTTTCTCATTGACCCCATAGCCACTGATGTAGAAAGTGCGCTAGGCTGTGCGGTTGATGAGTTTGTCTCTAGGCATCTTGTAGAGGAGCTACAGGAAGCTGGCGTCTATAGGGACGTATATGTAGGTAATGCTGCGTCTGACTACGAACTAGAGCCTGACCAAGAGTTAGCTAGTTACGATGAGGACAAAGTACGTCTTACTAAATACTATGGTAAAGTACCTCGTCATCTTCTGATGAAGACTGAGCAGGAAGCACTGCTTGAGGATGATGAGGACATTGCTGAAGTACAGTCTTTGACTCCTGAAGGTGAGGAAGAAGAAGCTAATCAGGGCTACTACGTAGAAGCAATTATTGTTATTGCTAACGGTGGTATACTACTGAAAGCTGAAGAAAACCCTTACATGATGCAAGACCGACCTATCGTAGCTTTCCCTTGGGATGTTGTACCGGGTCGGTTCTGGGGTCGTGGTGTTTGTGAGAAGGGCTATAACAGCCAAAAGGCGCTTGATACAGAGCTTCGCGCACGTATTGACGCCTTATCCCTTACTGTACACCCAATGCTCGCTATGGACGCCACACGGCTTCCTAGAGGGTCTAGGCCACAAGTTCGTCCGGGTAAGATTATTCTAACCAACGGCGACCCACGACAAGTATTACAACCTTTTAACTTTGGACAAGTAAGCCAGATTACATTTGAGCAAGCTAACGCACTACAGCGTATGGTTCAGATGTCAACAGGGGCTATAGACTCCGCTGGTATTCCGGGGAGTATCAATGGTGATGCGACTGCTGCTGGTATTAGTATGTCTCTTGGCGCTATCATTAAGCGTCACAAGCGTACACTAGTTAACTTCCAAGATTGTTTCTTGGTTCCGTTTGTCAAGAAGGCAGCGTGTCGTTACATGCAGTTTGATCCTGACAACTATCCCGTTGCTGACTACAAGTTCAATGCAGCGTCTACTCTAGGCATCATTGCTCGTGAGTACGAAGTTACACAGCTTGTACAACTTTTGCAAACAATGTCACAGGACTCACCTCTGTACAACACACTTATAGAGTCCATAATTGACAACATGAACCTGTCAAACCGTGAAGAACTAACTGCTCGTTTACAACAGGCAGCACAGCAATCACAGCCTACTCCAGAGCAACAACAGTTGGCTCAGGCTGCACAACAGGCACAACTAGCCTTCCAGCAGTCTCAGACAGCAGCGTTGAATGGTCAAGCTACTGAATAACAAGCTAGAGCACAGAAGATGGCTGTAGAGACTCAGTTGGCACCACAGGAGCTAGAGATTGACAGGATTAAAGCTATCACAACCAATCTACAGGCAGGCGACCAAGACGATAAGGAGTTTGAACGTAGGCTGAAGATGGCACAAACCATGTTGAAAGAGAAAGAGATTGACTTAAAACTTTCTCAGCAACCCACGCAACCCACGCAACCTAACCAACCTATGCGACCCCCTGTAGAGGGACAAGGACAATAAAATGGTAATTACTTCAGCACAGTTCCAAGACGCTATTGACCAAATTAATGCCAAGTTTGAAGAACTTGAAAACAAGATTAAGGAACTAGAATCCAAGAATGAAACGAAAAGGCCAGCGCAGACGCGCAAGACTAAACAAGAGGATACTTAATGGCGACACCAAGGAAAGGAAAAGCAAAAGTAAAGATAACCTCTAGTGGTAAGAAAGTCTCCTACGGACAAGCCGGTAAAGCAAAAGGTGGTGGGCCTAGAGTTAAGCCCGGAACTAGCAAAGGCGACAGCTATTGCGCTAGAAGTTTAGGTATCAAAAAAAGACTGCCCAAGAAAAAGCAAAACGACCCAAATACTCCAAACAACCTATCGCGCAAGCGTTGGAAATGTTCAGGGGCTAAGTCAAGAAAAAAATAAGGACTGGATATGATAGAATCTGAGTTTATACCCGTGTTCGATGACCCTGAAACAAGCGCTTTGCGTCTCAACTCAGAGACTATCTCGTACTTAGGGGGTTCTTTAATTGAAGCACAAGACATTGACATACAGTTAAAAATTCTGGAAATGATTAAACAGCATTCTGCTTTTATCCTAGAAACTAGCGCAAAAGTAGTAAACAAAAAGTCCGGTAACTTACGGGCAGTATAACAAGGAAAAATAATGTCTGAGAACTCAATTAGAATCCCTCAATGGGCTTTACCTATTGCTGCTGCTGCTGTAAGTCTAGCAGTTGCTTGGGGTGTACTACAGGCCAATACAGCCCACGCTAGTGAGGACAGAGATCGTATTGCTGCCATAGCGGAGGAAGCTGCAAAAAAGGCCCAAGCCAACGGACAGGCACAAGCAGTGATGGAGCAGAAGGTGGAAGCAATAGTCAACTCTCTGGCCCGTCAGGAGAAGATTCAAGAGAAGACCAACGAGCAGATACAAGCCCTCGTACAAGCTCTCTTAGCCAAATAGACTATGACCCAAGAAACCCCACTCTGTTCTGCGACATGCGCGAATACCGCATGTTACGCTATGTGCAACCACCAGCAGAGCGACACAGAGTTGCAAAGAAATGGCT